CACGCTACAATAATTCATTACATTGATAGTCATAAATATTGGACAAGAGTAAAGGATCGACAGTATTTAAACTACACTATTGACTTGATGGAAATTTATCCAACAAGACCAACTTTAAGAAATGAAATATTAAAAGTAAAATCACTTAGACAATTAGATAATTTAAAAAAAAAGATTGACGATTTTATATAATAAATTATCAAAAAATGTAATTTATGTAAGTTTTAATGTTATATTTGTCAACAGTTCTCATCCAACATTATAAGAACTAAAAGAAATTATTGCCCTTTTTAAGGAAGCCGAGGTTGGATGCGGTGGATTTAATTAGGGCTTTTTTATTTATTTAATTTTAAGATTATGGAAGAAATTATTTTACAATGTGCTTTAAGAGAAAAAGACAAAATGATTGTTTCGGTTGGAACACACATTAGCTTTCAAGTTATTGAAGATGAAAAATCAGCAACCATTTGCGTCAACACAAAAGACGCTGCTAAATTGATACATTATTTATCTATTTATATATTCAACGAACTATGAGTGGATGGATTAAAATACATAGACAAATTTTAGAGTGGGAATGGTATTCTGATAATAATACTTTTCGTGTTTTTTTACATCTTATTCTTAAAGCTAATCACAAAGAAAAAAGATTTAAAGGAATGGAGTTGAAAATTGGAACGGTGATAACTTCAAGGGATATTTTAGCAATTGAAACAGGATTAAGTGTAAGACAAATTAGAACTGCATTAGATAAGCTAAAAACGACCAACGAAGTGACCATCAATACAAACTCACAAGGTACTATAATTGAACTAGTTAACTATAAAAAGTATCAACTAACGACCAACGAATTGACCAACGAGCGACCAATGAATGACCAACAAACGACCACTAACAAGAATGAAAAGAAAGAAAAGAATGAAAAAGAAGTTATTTTAGATTCTTGGATTGAATATAGAAAAGCTGCTAAAAAGAGTTTAACTCAACAAAGCATAAAATCTATTTTAATTAAAATGAATGATTACACAAATGAACAATGTAAGTTTGTAATAAACAAATCAATTGAACAGGGATGGCAGGGTTTGTTTTGGGATAACATACAAACTATACAAGAAATAAACGAACCTAAAAAATGGAAAGCACCGTGGAGTTAAATGGATATAAAATAACCGAAGCAGGGGATGTAATTACTGACCTGTTTAAATATAGAGACAACTATAACCAAAAAGGAAAATACTTAGGGTTTAAAAGTTTGCACGAACATTACTCAATGAGCTTAGGAAATTGTACCGATTGGACAGGTTTTCCTATGAGTGGTAAAACACAAGTGCTAATGGAGTGTTTAATGAATACTTCTAAGTTTTATGGATGGAAGCATTTAGTTTACTTTCCTGATGTCGGTTCTAATGTTGAAATAGTAGCTGATTTAATACATAAGAAGACAGGAAAGAGCTTTAATCCATTAGATAAGAATGTTATTCAAGACAAAGAAATAACACAGGCAATTGATTGGGTTATACAACACTTTAAAATTCTTACTCGTGAAGATGTTAAAGCGAAGCTCACACCTATTCAATTTTGGGATATGGCAGTAGAACTAAAAAAACACGGAGAATTACACACGGCTTCAATTGATAGTTGGAAGGATTTAAACCATCCTTATGCAGACTTTGGAGGATATGCTCAATACTTAGAATATGTTTTACCTTACAGGAATCAAATAGCAGAAGATAATGATTTACATTTGCACACGATTATACACCCTAAACTAACTGAAAAGGAAAACGGAAAACGAAATGCACCTGTTCCTTATGATTTAAAAGGTGGCTCTGAATGGTTTAATAGTGGTAAATGTATGATAACAGTTCATAGACAGGATCCTACTTTTAATCTAGCAGAAATACACTTTAATAAAATTAAACCAAGAAGCAACGGAAATATAGGTATGATAGAAATATGGTTTGATAAAGAAAGATTAAGCTATTTTGAGCAGACAAGTCCACAGCCAAATGTATTTGTAAAAGAATTTGCTTGTAAGCAACAAGAAGTAAAAAAAAATATCACAATGATTGAAAGAAAATTAAACGACTTACCATTTTAAATTATGAACTTAGAACTACTAAAACAAAAAGCAATACTTAAGAAAAATATTATTAAGATTGAGATATCAAAAGACGAAATAATAAAGAAGCACCCGAATAGATTAGACTTAATAAATTCTATGCAGGAAAGCCAAACCGAACTAGAAGATGTGTACGCTTTTATTCACGAGATGGAAAAACAATTACGAATGCAGGTTGAGACATCTTATAGACTTGAACGCTTAAACCTTGAATTGAAATATGAAGTTAAACAAGCAGAATTAAATTTGAAAATGTATGAGATGTAAAAACTGCAAAGAACAATTTGATCCTGTAAAGTTCCTTCAAAAGTATTGCCTAAAAGACGAATGTATAAAAGTTTGGGTAAAAGCCGAAAACGAAAAGCAATGGACAAAGAAGAAAAGCCAAATGAAAGCCGATTTAACGACTCTGAGCGATTATCTTAAGTTAACGCAACAAGTATTCAATAAGTTTATTCGGATGCGTGACGAAGGCTTAAACTGCATTAGTTGTGATTTACCACCAAAGAAAAAAAATTGTGGACATTATTTTTCACAGGGAGGACACTCTGCAGTTAGATTTAATGAAGACAATTGTCACCTCCAGTGCGAACATTGTAACACTTTTCTCAGCGGGAACCTGTTAAACTATCAAATAGGAATTGAAAAGAGAATAGGAGGTGAAAGATTAATGCAGCTTCAAGGTAAAGCTCACGATGTAAAGAAGTGGACAAAAGACGAATTAAAAGAAATAATAGAAATATATAAAAAAAAGATAAAAAGTATTGCCGATTAAAATAATATGATTATATTTGACGATAAATTAACCATTTAAAAACAAACGCTATGAAAAATTTATTTAAAAGTTTAGCTGAATTCCAACAGGAAGTGCCTGTAATTCACAAAGCAACACAAGGTTACGGTTACACTTATGCCGATTTACCTAAAATCTTTGAAACTATCAATCCATTACTAAAGAAAAACGGATTAGGATTTACTCAACTAATCAATGGAACTGAATTAATTACTATTTTATTTCATTGTGAAAGCGGTGAAAGTATAGAAAGTAAGACTGCTATACCTCAAGGTGTGCAATTGAAAGGAATGAACGACTTCCAAGTATTGGGGAGCGCTATCACATACTTGCGCAGATACGCTTTATCTTCGATTTGCGGGCTTGTAACCGATAAAGATACAGATGCTTCAGGTGAGCAAGTAAAACACGAACCAAAGAAGCCAACAATAGACGCTAAAAGATTTGATAAGGCATTAGATGCTATTGTAAGCGGTAAGTATTCAATTGAAGACCTTGAAAGTGATTTCACTTTAACACCTGAACAACTTAAAGCTATTTCAAAATGAAAGTAAGATGCAGCCAATTAGGTAAGATAATGACAAAGCCTCGTTTAAAAAGCGAGGTACTGTCACAAACTACTAAGACCTACATACAGGAGCTTGTACTACAAGAAAAGTATGGAATTTATAAGGAGTTTTGGAGTAGATATACTGACAAGGGTAATCAGGTAGAAGATGAGGCTATCAATTTAGCAATGGATACTTTGGAAGTTGGTTTCATATATAAAAACGAAGAAAGTTTTAGCAATGATTGGATTAAAGGCACTCCCGATGTAAACACCGATATTCTTTTAGATGTGAAATCAAGTTGGGACGCTACTACTTTCCCGTTTTTTGAAGATGAGCTACCGAATAAAGATTACTTTTACCAATTACAAGGTTATATGTGGCTAACGGGTAAGCAAACTTCTTTTCTTTGTTACTGCCTGATTAACACACCATTTGAAATAGTTGAAGATGAGGTAAGGCGTGAACACTGGAAGCAGCAGTCAATAGATGAGAATCAAGATATTCGTGATTTTGTAGAAGCAAAGCATAACTTTGACCACATACCAAAAGAAAAACGAATTAAGACTTTTGTAATTGACAGGGATGATGAAGTAATCGAAGAAATAAAAACACGAATAGAATTATGTAGAGAATACTATAACCAATTAATAGAAACGATATGATAATTTTACTAACAATACTGCTCACTCCTGCAATAGTTTGGGGTTGGGTTTGTTCAATAGCTTATTTACTAACACTTAAAAACGATTAACAATGGAAACAAAACAATTAACAGCAGTAGAATGGTTATTTATTTGGTGCAATAGCAATCCAAATCCAACCGATTTAGAATTTTCAAAAGCTTTTAATGAAGCCAAAGAAATGGAAAAAGAGCAGATAATGAAAACTGCAATGCAATCTTATCACAAATGTGTTTTATCATTAAATAAATCAGGCGATGAATTTATTGAATATGCAAAACAATGTTACGAGGAAACATTCGAATCAGAATTAGAAACAATTTAAAAACAATTAACAATGGAAACAAAAAACAACAGCGGTGCTATCTTTAAAAATGATAACAAGAAGTCAGAAAATCACCCCGACTATAAGGGTAAGGTAAATGTAAACGGCAAAGATATGGAGGTAGCGTTATGGCTTAAAGAATCTTCAAAGGGTACAAAGTATTTCAGTGCTTCTTTTAGTGAACCGTATGTAAAAACTGAAGAGCCAAACATTAGAGTAACGCAGCTTGATGCTGATGACTTGCCTTTCTGATGTACATAGACGATTATAGTTTACGAGCTTATCTAAGGGAAGCATTAAAGACCAAAACACGAAACCAAATAGTCAAAGAAATACAGGGTAGAGGTGAAAAGTTTCATCAATACAATATTGATAGGTTTCTACAAGGTAAAGATGTGAGTTTAGAAACTGCAAAGAAGTTAGATAAGTATATTTACAGGATCAATTTAGAACAAATGTTACACCCCTTTAATTAGGGGTTTTTTGTTGCTAACAACATAATGTTGAAAAGTTAATTATATATTTGCGTAGATACTAACCAAATAAGAATAAGTTTACTCTATGAAATGGTTAAACGAAGTTGCAAAGCAGCATAAAGAATGGGTAAGAATAGTCAATTCATTTGGCGAAGATTTCTTTGCTGAAGATATTGTACAAGAAACTTATATAATGCTGATGAAGTGGAGTAGCGAAGAAAAGATGTTTAACAATGGCAAAGTAAACAAAACTTATATGTGGTTAAGTTTACGAAATACATTCTTAATGCATTTGAGAAAGTCGGGAAAGATGGCTAAAGTAAGTTTAGAGCATATTGCAATGCTTCAACAGGATCCAAGTGAGGAACTAAAACACGAATCCTATTCAAAGATATTAGATGTATTAGACGATGAGATTAACAATTGGCATTGGTACGACCAAAAGTTATTTAAACTTTACAAAGATACTGATTTGTCAATGCGTGATATAAGCAAAGAAACATCAATAAGTGTTACTTCAATATTTCACACTATCAAACAATGCAAAACACGAATCAATGAATCAGTAGGAGAAAGCTACGAAGATTACAAGAACGGAGATTACGAACTAATTAAATAAATATTATGGGCAGACCAAGAAAAAAAGCAGAAGGATTAGGAGATACAGTAGAGCAAGTATTAGAAGTTACAGGAGTAGCAAAGGTAGCGAAATGGCTATTAGGTGAAGACTGCGGTTGTGAAAAAAGAAAGGAGAAACTAAACAAGATGTTTAGATATGAAAGACCTCTTTGTTTAGAGCAACACGAATACGAAATAATAAGCGAAGAAAAGTTACTTGAAAAGAATACGCTAAGACCAAGTGAACAAATGCAGATTATTAAAATATACAATCGTATCTTTAGACAAAACCAAGCAATGACAAATTGCGGTTCTTGTATGCGTGAAGTGGTTAACAAAATGAGATTAGTATTTAACGAATATAAAGAAGAAGATGCCAATTCCTAAACCACAAAAAGACGAATCACAAAATGATTACTTACAAAGATGTATGAGTGACCATAATATGATTAAAGAATACACACAAGACCAACGAGCTGCTATTTGCAAAAGCACTTATCAAGAATTAGCTACTGAAAAAATTAGCTTTGATTTCGATGGTACATTAGATACTCAAAAAGGATTAGACTTAGCTTTAAAGTACAAGGAACAAGGAGCAACTGTTTATATTATTTCAGCAAGAGATAGTAAAGATAAAATGTTACCAAGAGCAAACAAAGCAGGTATTCTATTCTCAAGAGTCTATGCAACAGGAAGCAACAAAGCAAAAGTAGAAAAGGTAAAAGAACTCGGAATAAATAAGCATTACGATAACAACCCTGATGTAATAAAAGAGTTAGGAAACATAGGACAATTAATTTAATAAAACACGAATCAAACTATTATGGCTAAACTAGGAAGACCAAGAAACATAGAATCACCTGAAGCAATGTATGAATTATTCAAGGGATATAAGAACTATGTAAAAGAAAACCCAAGATATAAATACAATCTAAATCAAAGAACAGGTGATATGATCCCCGAACCTTTAGAAGTACCATTAACTTTAGAAGGCTTTGAGATATATATTCTAGAGAAGAACGGATATTATATTGAGCAGTATTTTAAGAACTTGAATAAAAGTTACGAAGATTTTTTACCCATCTGCACACACATACGCAAGGAAATACGAAAAGACCAAATCGAAGGCGGTATGGTAGGGCAATATAATTCATCCATTACTCAACGATTAAACAATCTTGTGGAACGAACTGAAACCACAAACATAGAGCAACCACTTTTCCCTGATGTTACAACGGACAACTGCGATTAACAAAATACTTGCTTTAAAAAAGCGGGTTAAGATTATTCAAGGAGGAACTTCTGCAGGTAAAACTTTTGGAATCATTCCTGTATTAATTGACAGGGCAGCTAAGACTTCTAATTTAGAAATAAGCATTGTAGCAGAATCAATACCTCATCTTCGTAGGGGTGCGTTAAAAGACTTCTTAAAGATAATGAAGTGGACAAATCGTTACATTGATGCTTCGTTTAATAAATCACTTTTAAGGTATGAATTCGGAAATGGTAGCTATATGGAATTTTTTAGTGCTGATGATTCATCTAAACTAAGAGGTGCAAGGCGTGATATTCTATACATAAACGAATGTAACAATATTGAGTTCGAATCTTACAATGAACTTTCAATTAGAACAAAAAAGGAAGTTTATTTAGACTTCAATCCTGCGAATGAGTTTTGGGTGCATACCGAACTAAAAGACGAATTAGACACAGACTTCATAATTTTAACCTACAAGGATAACGAAGCTCTTGATGAAGCGATAGTAGCTCAAATAGAAAAGAACCGCTTAAAAGCAACGACAAGTAGTTATTGGGCGAATTGGTGGCGTGTTTATGGATTAGGAGAAATAGGAATGCTTGAAGGAGTTATTTTTTCTAATTGGAAAGTAATTGACACGATACCTGTAGAAGCAAAGTTGCTCGGTTACGGATTAGACTTTGGATATACCAATGACCCTACAACTATTATAGAAGTTTACAACTACAACGGCAAAAGGATCCTGAACGAAATCTGCTATCAAACAGGAATGGTTAATAGTGATGTTGCAAAGAAGTTAGAATCAAATGTAATTGCTTACGCTGATTCCAGTGAACCAAAATCAATTGAAGAAATAAAGAGGCAGGGCAAAACAATTAAAGGAGTTACCAAAGGTCAAGACTCAATAAATTTTGGTATTCAAATAATGCAAGGTCAAGAATATTTAGTTACCTCATCAAGTATAAACCTAATCAAAGAATTAAGGGTTTATTGTTGGGACTCTGACAAAACAGGTAAAAGACTAAACAAACCTGCAGGTGGAAATGACCACGCAATAGATGCGGTAAGATACCACGAAATGGAAACATTGGGAATTAACTCAATGTATGGACAATATAATATAAGATGACCGAAGAAGTAGATTTAAACGCAATGAAAAGAGTAATTGAAACATACATCTTTGAAAAGAAAGGAAGACGAATACAAATAGTCTTTGATGACTTGATGAGTATGAGAAGACACTTTCAAATGCTGAGTGAAGCCTACGATTTTGTGGTTGCTTATAACAATAAGAAAAATAATTAATTTAATATATATGCAGTTAGAACTAACCGTACCGACAAGTTTAAATGAAATTCCTTTAGTGAACTATCAGGAGTTTATAAAGATGCGTGAAAAGACGAATGATGATGAGTTTATGGCTCAGAAAATGATTGAGATATTCTGCGGTATTAAGCTAAAAGATATTGTCAATCTTAAAATGACTGAAGTCAATAAGTTAATCATCCACTTCAACGAATTGTTTTCTTATACACCTAAATTAATACCCACTTTTAAAATAGGAGATATTGAATTTGGATTCATAACCAATCTTGAAGATATAAGTTTTGGTGAGTATGTAGATTTAGAAAGTAATCTTAAAGGATGGGAAACATATCATAAAGCAATGGCTGTTATGTATAGACCAATCAAAAGAAAAGCTAAAGCAAAAGTAATAGGAGAAGAGACATACGAGATTCAACAATACACTGGCGCAGATGAATTTGCAGAACTAATGAAGTATGCACCATTAGATGTCGTGCTAGGAAGCTCAGTTTTTTTTTGGAGTTTAGGAAACGAATTATTGCTAGCTACGATGGATTATTTGGAGAAGGAAGTGAAGATGAACAAGAATCTATCAGCGACTTTAGCGAAACAACTCAATTTGGAAAACAATGGGGATGGTATCAATCAATATATGCAATCGCTAAAGGAGACATCACTAAGTTTGACGAAGTTACCCGAATGGGATTACTTAAATGTCTTACCTACTTAACATTTGA